GGCCGGCTCGTGCGGAGAAAGTTTGCTTTCCCTTCAGTAGCTCAGTCGTCATTCGAAAGTGGTGGAAGCACTGCGCATCCTGCGCAGAACCACACCCCTTCCGGCATGATCTGGAACGCTGAGTCCTGGACTCGAAGTACCACTTTTCAACAGAAAAGATGGTTCTCTGGCGCGTTCAAGTACCACTTCGAGAGGCCGACTTCGTCGTCCTTCCCGATGGCAGCCGCAGCCCAAAAGGCTCGCGTGTTGCTTGGTCTTGATTTAACGCCAGAGGTAGTCTGGAACTTGACGCCCTGGTCATGGATGGCCGATTGGGTCACGAATGCTGGAGATGTAATGTCCAACATTTCGCGATTCAAACGGGACGGCTTGGTGATGCAGTACGGGTACATAATGGAACAGTCTGACTGGTCCAGTACCTATTCGTTGGCCAATATTCGCTGTTCCCCTTATTGGGGAGCTACAACAGCGAATAGAATAGTGGTCAACCCGTCGACTACTAGTACACGATCGTACAAGCAGCGACAGCCTGCGTCACCCTACGGTTTCGGCCTTACTGGCGAAGATTTCGATATTCGCCAGTGGGCCATCCTAGGTGCTCTAGGAATCTCTAGAGGACCAACCACGATGGATCCGTGAGGATTCATCTTGCCCGCTTCTCGCGGGTGGATCACCACAACCATGAGGCTATGGCAAACCAGTGCTATCCTCAGAGTGAACCGGCTTACCACAAGTAAGTACGACACTCCCAACCGCGAAGCGCGAAGATCTCGCGCCTAGCCTGATGTAGTGAGATTCGCTACATCGTACTGTCAGGAGAATTACTCATGGCTTTCGCCGATCCTCAGACCGTTACAATCAACGCGGTCCCGAACACTCTGCCTCGCATTCCTACTGGCGCCGGTATGGGCCAGTTCCAGAATGCGGACGGAAGTGTCAAGCTGACGGTCTCGCACGCCATTGGCAAGCGAGCTCGTCGCACGGTCCGCCTCGATTACTCGAAGATTGCTGCCGACCCCATCACCGCGGAGAACCAGGAGTTCTCCATGTCCGCTTACGTGGTCATGGA